AGCTATGAGCCGAGCACAATTGTTCTTTCTGGGACATTGGTAGTAACAGGGACGATTAGCGCAAGCCACTACCATATTAAAGACGTTACAGAGATCGACGCTAGCGGATCTACTCGCTTTGGAAACACTAACGACGACGTACACACTAGAACAGGAAGTATGTCGATTTCTTTATCTGGGGCATCTTCTCCGTTATTCAGTGTAAGCACCGCGACACAAGCAACAACAGTTCAAGGGCTTAACGTTCTATATAAAGCTGTGACAGTGACTGCTTATACTGCTAGCGCCCCAACATATATATTGGGAGTACAGAATGCAGCCAACGTACAGATCCTAATCCCAAGCGCATCATTATATAATTCTGGATCTATATTGCTAGTGAAGGACGAGGTAGCAGTAAGAGGAGGAGCAAACATCATATTGACTGCCTCTTCAGGGTACACGATCGATGGCTCAACATCTTATGTGCTCACCGGTACTATGCCAGCCATTAGCTTATATTCTAACGGCGCAAACTGGTTTGTCTTCTAGTTAATAAAAGGAGACACGAAGCACGTGGCATATAATAACCTGTCGGGAACAGTCATGCAGCCGAATGCACTGATGCCCAGGCACGACCGGAATGGTCAGATAATAGTTCCAATCGTATCTGGTAACCTGAGCACGTCCGACGGCGCAGAGATCCTAAATATACCGCGCTTATCGAATGCCACAGATAACGCTTTAGTTATCAATGTAGGTGGAGATGCCAACACACTAACTTGTGAAAGTAATCTTACTTTTGATGGGAGCCAGTTAAACATAACAGGAGACTTGGTTGCCACTACTGGTGCCTTGTTCGGCGCAGATGTGGTAGTGAGCGGAGGGATACACCTATCTGCTTCTTCTGCTTACTTGAATTGGGGAGGGACTGTTGGGAGTCTAGGGTATGGTATTCGAGATAATGCCGGCACAATACAATACAAGAACTCTGATGGATATTGGATAAACTTAAGCAACTCTGCTGGTAGTGGCTCCGCAGCAGTTGGTCCAGTAGGATCGTTACAGTATCAAGCCGGATCGGGAGAGTTCAGTGGTTCTTCTGAACTGGTGTTTTCCTCCAACGTCCTACAGGTTAATGGCGGCTTAAAGCTGAACAGAATACATACATCTGCTTCGTTGACAGCCTCGACTTCTGATTACTATATTGGGGTTAATACAGCCGCCTCTCCGGTTAGTATCAGCTTGCCAAATGCGGGAGCTTTGCAAGATGGTCAGACTTATGTTATCAAGGACGAGGGCGGATCCGCACACACGAACAATGTGACAATTATAGCTTCAGGATCGCAAACAATCGATAGTCAAAATTCAGTTATTTTAGAGTCACCTTATGCATCGATCCACCTTTATTGTAACGGGCTCGACAAATATTATATCTGCTAAGAATCTTATAAATCGAAAGCTCTAGTTATAGTCGAGCAGTCGGTACTTTTTTATCTAGATTATATTTGGATAGGTGCGTCTGCTCAATGCTATTCAAAAACTATAACATGGAGGGTTTTTAAACATGGCTTATAAATTTCAATTTGGTCAAGCAGTCTTAAGTGGTGCATTAGAGCAGGAGGGTGATGTAGACATCACCGAATCCGGCGCACTCAAGATGGCTGGTGCCACCGCAATCGACGCTTCCCGCGTCGGTTCCCTAACTTCCCTAGCTGTTTCTGATCTCACAGCTGGTCGCGTCACACTTGTTGGCACTTCTGGTGAGCTTGAGGATTCCGCTAACTTCACATTCGACGGCAGCGAAATGGGCGTCACTGGTGATATCGCTTTTAGTGGTGTCGCTAAGGGACTAACAGAGTTCGCAGTATCTCAGGGCGAAGGTATCGCTGCCTTTAGCTTCAACAACAGCGCCGCCGTCACGGTTGCTGTTTCTTCCTCTATCGCTGGTGATGGTCTCGGCTGGTCTTCCGGCATTGCTTCTGTCAACGTCGATGACAGCGGAATTGAGATCAACGCTGATGCACTACGTCTCAAAGACAATGGTGTTACTCTCGCTAAGATGGCTGGAATCGCTCGCGGTTCTATCCTTCACGGTGATGCTTCTGGTGACCCAGCTGCCCTATCTGTGGGCCCCGCCCACCAGTTCTTACAGTCTGACGGAACTGACCTAGCATACGTTTTAATGAGCGGTGACGCTACCTTGAACGCTGGCGTTATTTCCATCGGCAACAGCAAGATCACAAACATCATGCTTTCTGGCAACATTGCTGCCGACAAGCTGCAGCGCGGAACAGCCCTAGCTGACGACGCTGGCGTGATGAGACTAGACGCTTCCGTCGCTGGTGATGGCATTGGCTTCTCTTCTGAAGTCCTAGCTGTCAACGTTGACGACTCTTCTATCGAGACAGATTCTGATGCACTTCGAGTCAAGGCTCTTGGTATCACAAACTCTATGCTTTCTGGCAACATTGTTGCTGACAAGCTACGTCGTGGTACAGCCCTAGCTGATGATGCTGGCGTAATGAGATTAGATTCTTCCGTCGCTGGCGATGGACTTGGCTTCTCTTCTGAAGTTCTAGCTGTCAACGTCGATGATTCTTCTATCGAGACAAACGCTGATTCACTTCGCGTCAAGGCTCTTGGTATCACAGCCGCTATGCTTTCTGGCAGTATCCCTGCTGATAAATTACAGCGTGGCACTGCTCTAGCTGATGATGGCGGAGTAATGAGATTGGACTCTTCCGTCGCTGGTGCTGGTATCGGATTCACTTCCGAGGTTCTAGCAGTTCTCGTCGATGATTCTGGTATCGAGATCAACGTTGATACACTACAGCTGAAAGCTGATGGTGTCAAGGATTCTCACATTGATTTTGGAACTGGCGCAGGTCAGGTCAGCACAGCTGACCTTCCTGAAGAGACAAACCTTTACTACACAGACGTGCGTTCTCGCGCTTCGGTGTCTGCTACAGATGCTGGTGGTGACGGTTCCTTCGCTTACAACAGTGGTTCCGGCGTGTTCACATACACCGGTCCATCTGCTGCTGAGACACGCGCTCACTTCAGCGTTGTCGATACAAACAGTATCGATATGAGCTATGATTCTGCTACCGGCGCGTTCCAGGCTGCAATGTTGCTTTCTGGTTCCACCTCCTTTGAGGTTGACGCTGGTGGTCTCAAGCTCAAGTCGTCTGTTGCTGGCGCTGGTCTCAGTCTATCTGCTAGTGGACAGCTTTCTGTTGATTCCGCGACTGCACCAGTTGCATACGCCGACGCAGATGCCAACCTCGTAGAGGGCTTCAACTACGGTACCGCTAACTTGACTGCTGCTCGCGTTTTGACAATGCCTGCTCCAGGCGAAGCTGGTGACATCGTCCAGGTTAAGGCTCCTGCTAACTGCAGTTCCACCCTAACCATTACAATCCAGGGCGCAACAGTCGATGGCGAGACCGCTATCGTTCTTGAGTCGCCATTTGCCGCCGTTTCTATGGTTTGCATTGATGCTGGTAGTGATCTCTGGAGACTCTTCTAGTCTAAACTTTGTTCCGACTAGGACAATCTAATAATACTGGGTGCCCCTCGCAAGAGGGGCATCCTTTTTTTTGCTTGCTACTTATAGGGAGATAAAGAAAACAAAGATCTATTTATGAGAGTAGAGGAATATAATGGCTTATAATGTATTAAAAGGTATCGTAGAAGGATCTGTTGATCAGTATGGCGATCAGGAGATCGGGGGAGTCAAAGTATTTAAAAATACTATTAGCGCTAGTGTGTTTTATGACACTGATGCGCAAAGCCCGTGTGCGACGATGAAAGATGTTGCGATCACAAATATCAAAGGTGGCTCACAAAACAGTCTTTTAGTGTGTGATCGTGAGACCGGCGCGCGCTCGTATCACGACTTAACTTATGACGGGGACAAACTTAAAGTAAAGAAAATTGCAGCAGACTCGTATGAAGGCTCAGCTAGCCGGCTGTCAGATCTGCCGGCAGATAAGTTTATTGGCACAATTCCTGCGCGCTTTATAAGAAGCGGTCCTGGCTTGATCAACGTAAGGGGCAGCCTACAAGTTAAGACCGGTCACGGTCTCAGGTGTGACGACACTGAAGGAATAGAATTAAACATATCGACAACTTCAGCACTGTCAATCAAGAACCACAAGCTCTGTATAGATCCGGCGAAAGCAGAGAAAATAAACTCACAAGGTCAAAATCTCTCAGACAACGACTTGCTAATTGTGGGGGATGTTTCCCGAGGCTCCACAAACAGCACCACTCTGAGAAACTTGTATGATAGCTATATTAATACGAAGGTACCTCACGCAGCCGGCTCCAAGGGACAACTACAGCTAAAGGGCGCACGTGAATTTGAATCGTCGGCTAAACTTACGTATGACTCCGCAGCAAATTTACTGAAGGTCGATGGTAAGATTCAGACAGACAGTCTAAAAATAGATAGCAAGTTTGTTTGTGAGGGTTCTGTGTACCACAACATCAAAAAGACCGATACGCCAGTATACGAAATACAGAAAGAAGATTATACTGTCTTGTGTGATACTTTGAAGAACAAAGTGAAAGTTAAACTCCCGCCAGCCAACAACAATCACGGAAGAATACTAATAATTAAAAAAACCAATTCAGATAAATATAAGATCACATCCAGTGTGGTCGAAGTTTCTTGTGAAGAGGGACCAATCGATTTATCAGACACTTGCATAATTAAGATGAACTATTCAACAAGAACGTTTCAGTCCGATGGCGATCGCTGGTGGCTTATTGGTGGAAGAGGTACTTGAGAAAACAATAATGGAGAATATTAACAATGGCTTACAATAGCTCGAAAGGTCCACAACAACACGGAGACATTAAGTTTGAATCAGATCCGTTGGACACCCAAATCGATTTTGAGAACGATTTTGTTGCGATAAAAACAAATGGACAGCAAAGGTTTATTGTTTCTGGTTCGGCGATTACATCGTCAGTTAATATTGTGCCAAGTATTACGCTAACCAGCGATCTCGGCTCAACAGACCTGCAATGGAGCCGACTGCACGTAGAAGAGGTGATTGGTGATCTAGAAGGCTCTGTTCGGTTTGATGCAGTAAACGATGAGGGCGCGACTATTACAAGAGGTCAAGTTGTCTATATTAACGGCGTCCAGGGTCAGACCCCGACGGTGGCACTCGCAGCTGCAGATGACCCAAGCAAAATGCCAGCTTTTGGCATTGCGGACTCAACCGTTGCGCAAAATGCAAGCGTTCAAATTGTAACCTTCGGCTCGGTAGGGAATCTTAACTTAGGCACTCTATTTCCAGGTGAGACATTTACTCAAGGATCCACTTTATTCGTTCAAACTGGTTCTGGTGGCACGTCTGGCAGTCTGACTAACACTGCTCCAGCTGGGCAGGGTAATTTATTGCAAAATATCGGATCAGTTGTTCGAAACGGCGTCGGCGGAGATAATCAGATCAAAGTTGGTGGAGCTGGTCGCACAAATGCAACACCAAATTTAGATAAAGGGCGTCTTTTTGTTGGCGATGACAATAATAGATCTGTTGCAGACAGTACCCTATTTGTCTCTTCTTCCGCGAAGAGGGTCGGAATTAATACGTTAGTTCCTGACGCGGTACTCGATCTAAGTGGCTCGGACTCTGGGATAATATTTTCAACCAAGTCAGACACAAAGAATCCGATATTTCAGATCAACGGTGCTGGGGATGTCACAGTCTCAAACACAACGATCATGCAGGGCACCGTAAGACACAACACGGAGGTGAAGAGTGCAGACTTTAACGTTGAGCTGGGATCTTATTATCTAGTAGTTTCTGGAAACGCCAGTCACATAACCGCTAGCTTGCCAGCAGCCAGCGTACTGGGGCAGGGAGCGACTCTAGTCTTCAAAGATATACAGGGTGTGGCATCGACAAAAAACATAGTAATTGCTGCTTCTGGCTCTGAAACAATCGACGGGAATGCGCAAGCAAAGATTGAGGCTGACTGGGGCGCGCTAATAATTGCCGGCAACGGTGTTAACGGATGGGCGATTATGGGGCAAAAATAAATGGTAACGTATGCAATATCTTTTGCTAACTGATATCGCTCAAGATTGAAACTATTAGCTAGGAGTAGTTGATTTATTGTTGGCACTCCAAATTGATAGTAACAAACACTTGCTTTTACTTCAATTACATACTATTTATTTTTGAACATTTGCTATTTTAGGAGACAAATACATGTCAAGCTTGCTAAGAGAAGCTATCGTTGACGCAAAAGCGCTACGTGACTCGGCACTCAAGAACGCCGAAACAACAATTATCGAGAAGTATGCATCAGAAGTCAAAGAAACACTCGATAAGCTTCTTGAGCAAGACGACACATCTTTGGGATTAGAAGAAGACTCCGGATCTGTAGAAGAGGTTGCAGAAGGTGTCCCATTAGCAGCCACCGACAACCTTTCAGAGGAGGAGGGAGATATGCCAGAGAATATGACAGAAGAAGGTGAAGAAGTTGGGGTCACTGTTGACCTTGACGCTCTCCAAGAAGCAGTAGCCTCCCTGGAGGCAGAGTTAGAAGAAGAGCTATCTGGTAATCAGGGTGAGCTAGACAAGGACGATGATGGGGATATCGATGCCGATGACTTCGCTGCTCTACGCAAAGACGAAGAAATAGAGATTACTGAGGATATCCTAGAGGCTCTTCTCGACGAAGAAGACTCTGGACTACCAGACCCGGAAGCCGACGTGGATTATACTGCGGGAGTTGACGATGAAAAGGGAGATCCCGCCGGCGGTGAAGCAGCCTCCGAAACAGCCGACTCGATTGCTATGAAAAACGCAGGACTCGAAGAAGTCACAGACTCTCTTGTTGATGCAATTGTCGAGAAGCTTACCGTCGATATGGGCGCAGACCTATCTGGTTGGGCAGGACGCTCTTCCGAATCTATCACATATGAAATCGAGAAGGAGCTAGCCCATCGGCGCTCCACCGATGTTCAGGATGAATTAAAAACTTTAAAGAAAGCTCAAGAAGAGTTGGTTTTTGAAAATAGCCAACTCAGTGAGAAACTTTTTAAATATGAGCATGCAATTGGCGAACTTAAGGAAAGTTTATATGATATAAACCTTTCTAACGCCCGCTTGCTTTACACGAACCGTGTACTTAGAGATCCCTCCTTAAATGAGCGGCAAAAACAAAAGATTGCCGAAACTATTTCTAACGCTGGTTCAGTATCAGATGCAAAGGTTATTTACGAAACCCTTCAAAGCACAGTGGAGGCTAAGCCCAAGCGAAGCCCAAAATCATTGAGCGAAGCAATCAGCAATAAGCGATCATCTTTTATTCGTGCTTCTCGTCAAGAGAGCACAATCTCTGACCCTCTTTCTGAGAGAATGAAGAGACTAGCTGGTATTAAATAATACAAATACAATAATTAACAGGAGGTATTTAAAATGGCTGGTATAATTGAAAGGTTAAGCGAAGGTGTCGTTAACCGTGATATGCGCGCTGAAGGTCACGCTTTGTTAGCAAAGTGGGAGCGCACAGGTCTGCTAGAAGGACTTGAAAATGATCGTAAGAAGAACTCAATGGCACGTCTCCTAGAGAACCAAGCTAAAGAGCTTCTTCGTGAGAGCACAACAATGCAGGCTGGTGATGTTGAGGGCTTCGCAGCCGTCGCATTCCCGATTGTACGTCGTGTCTTCGCAGGGCTGATCGCAAACGATCTCGTTTCCGTTCAGCCAATGAGTCTCCCATCGGGTCTCATCTTCTTCCTTGATTTCACATTCTCGGGAGATATTGGTACCGGTACAGCAGATGCTAGCAGAATGGGTAACACCACTGGTTCTTCCATCTACGGTACAGACCGTGTTGGTTCCCAGGTCACTGGCGGTGTTAACATCGTTGGTTCTTCTGGTGGCGACCTTTCTGGTCCTCGCACCTCTGCTCGTGGTTACGCATATGGTTCCCCAAGTGGCTCCTTTGTCGCTGCTACTGGCAACCTAACCGCGACTGTTATCGATCTG